GAATTAAAGGGTCACATTAAAGAAGTTAAAGCATTAAAATTATATGATGATATAAAATATATGAAACAAACAGACATTAACAATTTAAAGGAGTTAATATGGAACTAGGACTTATACGAAGTTTGATGGACAAAGAGTTTTACGATAACCATCGTGGTGCAAAATGTCCAGACAGACTTTTTAGCAAAGATGTAAGGGCTATTAAAAAAATTGTTGATGAAGCATTGGGTAAATATCGAAGGTCTGTTACACCAGACGAGATAGAAGCTCTGTACTTCTCAAACAATCCCTCACTAACTACTGCACAGAAAGCTGTATACAGAGGTTTGTTCAGTAGAATTAAGAAAGAAAATGCTATGGGTAATGACGTAGCACAAGAAGTATTATCTAAATTGTTTCAACAAGTGATAGGCGAAGACATTGCTAATTTAGGATTTGATTATGTAAATGGCACAATATCTTCTCTAGAACCTTTGAGAAATATATTAGAACATTACAATGATGACTTTATTCCAAACTTAAATATTGAATGGGAAGATTTAGATATGGATACTCTTCTAGCCAAGAATGATTTAGAAGCAAAGTATGTGTTTAACATTCCAAGTTTATCTAGAAGAATACAAGGCATCAATGCAGGACATTTAATTGAAGTAGGTGCTAGACCCAATACAGGTAAAACATCTTTTCATGCATCTTTGATTGCATCACCAAATGGTTTTGCAGCACAAGGTGCTAAATGTATTATATTATGTAATGAAGAAGGTAGTCATAGAGTAGGTGCAAGATACCTATGCTCTGCTACTGGTATGAATCTTAATCAGATAAAACAAGAACCATCAAAAGCAAGAGACTTATATTCAAGAGTAAAACCAAATATATTAATGTATGATGCTACAGGCAGAGACATGGCATGGGTTGAAAGTGTATGTAAATCTTACAAACCTGATGTGATTGTTTTAGATATGGGAGACAAGTTTGCTAGAAGTGCAGGTTTTGCAAGAGCAGATGAAGCATTGAAAGCAAATGCTATACATGCTAGACAGATTGCTAAACTATATAACTGTGCAGTATTTTATATGTCTCAACTATCTGCTGAAGCAGAAAACAAAGTTGTTCTTAATCAGAGCATGATGGAAGGTAGTAGAACAGGTAAAGCTGCTGAAGCTGACTTGATGTTATTGATAGCAAAGAACCCACCAGTAGAAGGACAAGACGAAGCAGACAATCTTCGACACATAAATATAGTAAAAAACAAATTAACAGGATGGCATGGCATTGTTCATTCAGAATTTAATTATGAAACAGCGAGGTATGAAGCATGACAAATTTTAGAGCAAATAGGAAGTTTAGACCACAAGCATATAAAGAAAATGATAGTCTTGGAAAAAATACAATAATAGATTATTTAAAAAATAATGGTCATAAAATAGTAGACATAAGAGAAAATTATTCATTTGATATTAAAAGTATAAAAAATGGTAACATATATTATTCTGAAGTTGAAATGAAAAATCAATGGAAAGGAGATTGGAATACTAATTGGAAAGAGATACGTATACCATATCGTAAACATAAACTATTAAAGGAGTTTAAGAATATATCAGAAGATGAAACAGTAGAAGAAAAATTACTAGGTGTATCATTAGATAGATTTTTAAATTTTTATGTTATAAGAAATGATTGTAAATATGCTTGGAGAATAAAAGATTCTCAACTTACAAAAGAAAGAGCAAAAGATACTTGGCTAGGTAATGTTAGAGTTTATGAACCATTTTATCATATTCCATACGAAGAAGCAGAGTTGGTGAGGTTGGCATGAATGATGTAGATCAAGACTCATTACATCTTTACGAACAATTTAAAAGATTTAATATACCAACATGCACAGTTGGTAAAAATAAAAAGAGAGCAAGAAAACTTGCTGCACTTAAAAAATTTAAGGACTTAAAAATAGAACAATACTATGGTGGTCTTGTTATAATTAATGATAAATATATTGTTAGTTTAATGAATAACAAATGGAGAGTAGTAAACAAAAATATATGGTATCGACATAAAGAAGATATAGACCATTTTGTAAACAAATATATATTAGGAGAAAATAATGAAACTAACAATTGATGTAGAGAATGATGTCTTAAAAAGAGGTGGTAAAATACACATGGACCCCTTTGAAGCTGATAATAAATTAGTTATGGTTGGCATACTTACAGATAAAGGTAATGAGTATTTGTTTAGAACAGACACAGATGAACAAACTGTATGGGTAGAAAAAATACAATCATTATTAGATAGTGCTACCATGTTAATTGGTCACAATATAGTACACGATTTAATGTGGCTTTGGGAGTCTAACTTTACTTATGATGGTGAGATTTTTGATACTATGTTAGGTGAGTACATATTACAACGTGGACAAAAACAACCACTGTCTTTGGAAGCATGTGCAGAAAGATATAATCTAGAAACCAAAAAACAAAGTACAATGAAAGAGTATTTTAAGAATGGAACACTTATGTCTGAAGTACCACCTAAAGAACTTGCAGAATATTTATCTGCTGACTTACATGCAACACAGGAGTTATACAATGAGATACATAAGAAACTACAAGAAAAGAATAATAATGGTATTTATAATACTGTTTTACTTACAAACAAAGTTGCCCTTACATTGGCTAATATATATAGGCATGGTTTCAGTGTTGATATGGATTCTTTACAAGAAGTTAAACAACAGTTTGTACAAGAGAAGAATGAAGTATCGAAGAAGCTTTCTAGGTATGTTAAAGAACTCATGGGAGACACACCAATAAATCTTAATAGTCCAGAGCAGATGTCATGGGTTGTGTACAGCAGAAAGCCAATACAAAAAGAATTGTGGGCAAATAGTTTTACACCATATATGAGCAAGACAGATTTTAACAAAACAGTTAAAGAAAAATCTTCTATTCTATTTAAAACAAAAGCTATAAAATGTAATTCTTGTAATGGAAAAGGACACATAAGAAAAACTAAAAAGAATGGTTTACCTTATGCTAATCAAAGTAAATGTCACGATTGTTCTACACTAGGATATAAGTTTTTAAATACAGATAAGGTTGCTGGATTAAAGTTTAATGCACCATCTGCTAAATGGGTAAGTGCTAATGGATTTAAAGTAAACAAAGTAAATTTAAGTTTACTACAAAACATAGCAAAAAATAAAAACATGACAGAAGCTGTTGAGTTTCTATCTAACTTACAAAGACTATCAGCACTAGATACATATCTATCCTCATTTGTAGAGGGCATAGAAACACACACAAAAGCTGATGGAAAACTACATGTTAGATTACTGCAACATAGAACTGCTACAGGTAGATTTAGTGGAGCAGACCCTAACATGCAGAATATGCCAAGAGGTGGTACATTTCCTGTAAAGAAAGTGTTTGTATCACGATGGGTAGATGGCAAGATATTAGAAGCAGACTTTGCTCAATTAGAGTTTAGAACTGCTGCATATTTGTCACAAGATGAAGTAGCAATGAAGGAGATAGAAAATGGTTTTGACGTACATAGTTACACTGCTAAAGTTATTACTGAAGGTGGTCAAAAAATTAGTAGGCAAGAAGCAAAGGCACACACATTTGCACCACTCTATGGAGCAACAGGGTTTGGCAGAACAAAAGCAGAAGCAACATACTACGAACAGTTTACAGAAAAATACAGAGGAATTGGGTTATGGCATACCCGATTGGCTAAAGAAGCTATAAATGATAGGTTAATAAAAACACCATCAGGTAGAGAGTTTAGTTTTCCAAATGTAAGAAGACTTGGCAATGGCAAGGTAAGTTACTTTACACAGATAAAAAACTTTCCTGTACAATCTTTTGCTACAGCAGATATAGTTCCAGTTATATTGATGGAAATAGATGACAGATTAAATGATTTAAAATCATGTATTGTAAACACAGTGCATGACTCAATCGTAATTGATGTTCATCCTAATGAAATACAACAAGTTATTGACGTTATAAGCAGTGTCAATGACAATATGACAGACATAATAAACAAACAGTTTAATATAAAAATTAATGTTCCTTTATTATTAGAAGCAAAAATAGGTAATAATTGGCTTGACACGAAGGACATAATGTGATACAACTGACAAACTACTAGAAAAGGAGAATTTATTTATGAATAATGAAGTAAGTTTAATTGATACAAATAATTATGCAGCTATGGCAC